GGCTCCTGCTCTACCGTTTCCGGTTCTGTTGTTTCTGTTTCCGTTATTTCCGGTTGTGTCGTTTCTGTTGTTGTCTTTAACTCCGGTGTGGTTGTTTCTACTTTCGTTTCCGGTTCCTTTTGCTCGTCTGAATTGTCTTTCGGTATCAGTAACCCGATAAAAACAATCACAATTAACCAAAACCACCACTTTTTCCATATTTTCTTAGAAGGGTTTACCCCCCCCCAGAACTTTTGTTCGATTTGTTGTTTTCTGCCATAGACTGTGCCTCCTCTATTGTTTTTCTGTATTATACCTCCTTTTTTGTCATTTGTCATTCGCATTTAATGTTATTTTTTCTATCGCCGGATTTTCCGTTAATTTTTCGGTACATACAATTTCTAACATTTCGTTGCGTTCTCTGACGTTGATTATAGAAACAATCTGAAAATATCGGTCTTTGAATTTAATAAACATATCCGGCGTTACCTCTTTATGGTACCGCGTTGTTATTTTATATGTTAATTCCGGTCGTATTCTCTGCGCCTCTTGGTACTCTCTGCCCCTTGTTGGCTCAACACTCGCCCAAACCGTTTTTATTTCTTCTAAAGCTGTTTCTGTTTGTAGTAACTCGTTTTGTTTCTCGGTGTATCTGCAAAACGTAATCCTTTTATTTGTTCGTCCTATATCCATAATGCCACCTACTTATTTTGTAATTGCAGCATTAACGATTTTGTCATTTGGCTAAATTCTTCGCCAACCTTCCCGGCAGGTGTTCTGTTTTCATACCAATAGGCAATTAGTAATTTTAAATACACCTTTTCAAGTTCATAAGTTATTGTGTTGCCTTTTTCGTCCTTTTCCGGGTATTCTTTGCCGGTTGCATTTTTCAAATACTCTACCGCTGCCGTAATAAGCATTTGCAATAACTGATCGTCCTCCTCAATGTCAACGCGCAAA